AAAAAATGTACAGTGACGGTGTGAAGCCCTGAAGCACCGAGGGGGAGGGGGTCATCCCCCCACCTTGGCAGGAACACTCATCCTTTTTTTCAATCTCTGTCTAATTATTTTTTTATAACAAGACCTATTTATTCTTTTTAAATGATTACTGATGGTTTTAATATTAACTCTTATATTTAAACCAATCTGTACTTTGTGGCAAGTTCCTATTGCCTATGACCTTTGTTCCATTTGTTTTTTCATCAGCGTATAGCTTGTCCGACTTCTGTCTATTGCATTGCCAGTGCGCCAATTGCAAGTTAGCAATGTCAGATGGATGCCCGTTCTTATTTACTGGAACGATGTGGTCAATGACTGGACTTAATGGATGAGGATATTTCAGGTCTTTATCTACAGGCTGGCCACATATCCCACAAGTGTTTCTTGTCTTTAAGATAATATTCTTGTTCTTCTCAAAGGCTACCCTATGTGGTCCACTACGGTCTGGACGGAGGGGGTTGGTATTCATCTAGGGAGGGGGTCCTTTCTTTTTAGGGGAGGGGTTGGTATTTCCAAATGTACCCCCTCGGTATCTTTCAAAGCAGGGGTGTTTTTAGTGTACCCACCCCCTCTTGTATTTAACATATCTTATATTCTGTTAAATAAAATTAAACAACTTCAAAGTCAAGAGTACCAAGGCTTCCACTATATTTTTCTAAAAACTAATTTACATTTTCTCATTATGTAAAATAGATAGGTTATTTAATAGTCAAATGATAGTATACTCTGGTCAAGTTCGTCTTGACTGTAACCAATATATCCTAGTGTGATGTCTGGTGTAGAGTGGTTAAATATCTTTTGAAGGATAGCTACATTACTATTCTTTTTGTAATGATGATAGCCAAATGTCTTCCTCATTGAATGAGTCCCTATGTGATTCAAGCCTACATACTTAGCTGCGTCTTGCAGTATTTGATAAACTGCTACCCTTCCAATGTGTGTGATACGAACACCATCTGTTCTCTTTTTCTTTTTACTTGGAAAGAGATAATCATACTCTGCTAACTGATTATCTTTAATGTATCGATTGATTTCTTTTCTGAGAGGTGGACTGATTGGAAAATACCTTATCTTCCCTGTCTTCTTCTCTTTTAGTTCAATCCTATCAGCAATCACTTGTTTAACTTGAAGAGGTACTATGTCGCTCACTCTTAGGCCTGAATAGATTCCAAACATGAACAAAACATAGTTTCTATCGCTTTTGTTCTTCAAGTAATCTTTGATTCGTTCGATATCATCTAGATCACGAATTGGTTCTACTTTCTTCATGTACCTCTCCTTTCTACAGAAAAAGCCACTGGTCGTGGCATTGAATATGACAGTAGCTGGAATTGAACCAGCTGGTCTAGCAGTAAAACTCACGTTTGGTAAAAGTTTCAAGGAGACCCAAACAACCTGCTAACCTGTCCTTACTGTCTAAGAGGCCGAAGCCTCTGTATTTTTAGGAGTCCTCATGACTGTTCGTTGCCCAATCATTGGATAATACTATTTTAGCACGTAAAAATTGATATTTACTCTTGACTTACTCCGCTCTTACTCCAGAATTACAACTTGTTCACCACTTCGATATAGCTCTGCAAATGCCAGTAGAGCCTTTCCAAGAATTTCATAATATGAACTTTCTGAAATTGCAAGCTCATTATATACTGTTTCATCTTTTTTAGGATGCCATACAAGGTACTTCTCGTATATGATTTTACGATAGTAAGGGTCATGTAAATTACTAACCGCCTGCTCAATAGCATCTATCTCTAACTCTGCATCAACTTTTCGGATTGCCAGTTTCTCAACTTGGCTAGTTGTATTATTCCCAGGGCATCGTGGCATAAAAGAGTATGTAGTTGTCACTTTCTGACCGTCTGTATCATTTGCTACACGACGCCAATGAGGATACCCTTCTAATACTTTCTTGGCATTTTCTTTTGTTTTGACTTCGTTTACTTCTGGAAAGAAAGGCATTGTTCACCTCGTTTCTATACTGTTTAAATTCTATTCTTTATTCGTGATCACACTTTCAAATTATTTTCCCATCAAAAACTAGTGTTATTGTACCTGTACCATCTTTGTGTTTAGACACTAAAGCGCGACAATCTGAGCCCAATTCAACGCCCTCAACTGTGATACTGCGCTTTATCCTGTCAACATTGATGATTGTTCCCATTGATGTTTTAATTCTCATGTTCCATCTCCTCGATTAGCCAATAAAGCTCTGAATTTTCGTAGACGTTGCCGACGATTTCAAACCCAAAGTCTTTATCCTTTACCAATTCAGCGAACGAAAGATGTTCATCTTCCATATAAATGAATAGAGATGATTCTGGGTATCTAGTTTTACCGAATTCAAAACAAGCTTCACCTTTCACCACTTCAACGTAATTAACACCTTCGACCGAGCCATCTACATAGCCCTCGTGACAATATTCATTCCACTCGTCATTAAATTTTAAAATATCCCCCTCAAAGATTTCCTTGCCGTTCTTATCCTTGAGTCCTGTTGACTGCATGAGGATAACGTCTTCCCCGTTTCGCTCATCTTCAAATTTTAACGGAACTGATGTGGAACCATCGCTAAACTTCCCTATGATTTCCTTTCTGACAAATGAAATCATCAGTATTTCATCAATCATTTTTTCTGCTAACACATCCCACGCTCTGTATCTTACTGTCATACCAAATCCTCCTCTTTGACGAAAGTACCATCAATCCAACGACCTTTGCGGTCTTTGATTTCTTGGTAAGCCAGTTCAAAACATTCTTCGAAATCATAACCGAGAGCATTACTGATTGATTTTAACGAATCAATGGAAAATGATAGATACATCTTACACATAGATTTCTCTTCCCAACTGTAGAACCTTTGAAAGCAGCTGATATTTTTATTTAAATCTTTAAAATAATCAGGCACATCTTCTTCAAAAATCACTATAGAATCATCAAATATTTCCTGCACGTCTACCTCAATCAGCAACGCCAGACCGACAATCACGACTGCGCAATCTCCAATACTGTCCTTAGTCAGTTGCTCATTCTTCTTGAGATAACCTGCGCATAGTTCGCCGAACTCCTCACTTAGTTTTAATGACTGCTTGTCCAGCCGTCCACCGTTTTCTAAATCACGGTCAATAAACCATTGTTTGACTTTGTCTATTGTGTTCATAGTAACACCTCATCCCCTACTCTAATCTTCTCAAACTTCTCTTTCGTAACTACGAAAATCCCATAATCTCTGATAGTCACTGTATACAACTTCCCATGTCGTCCTTTCTCGACGACCTTGCCAAATATCTCTGCGCCTGCGTTATCAGCCTTATAGACAACCATCGGCTTCTTTTCTTCCAAATCTCGAATCCTGTCCATCTGCCAGATGTTTAGTCCAGCAGATAGAAGAATCCAGATAGCTATGAATCGTTTCAATCTGTGACCTCCTGCTGTGGTTTAAAAGGCAATTCTTTTCTTGCTTCACTCATAATATGAGGATTGTCTGTTGGCAATGTTGCGAAGTATGTCATCGATACTGCTGCTTGACAAAAAATCATTTCATCAAAAACTAGCTGACATAACTCCACCAGACACTCTTCAATATCAAATACTTCGTCATCGTCTTCACTATCCATTTGCTCTTCATAAAACTCTGCAATTTCACAAGCTTTTCTGTACAATTTACCTGCAAACTCTCTTTTCATTTCTTCCATCACTCCACCTCCTCAATCTCAATCCCTGGGCAATCGAATACCCAGCCAAAGCCAGCTTCTTCTAATCGCTTTCTAGTAAAGCTTTCAAGATCGCCATACACCATTTCAAAATCAAGATGATCGCCACCCTGTCTGTACACAGTTTTCAACGACTGTCCATTGCACAATATCACTTCATACCGCTTCTCTTCCTCGACCTCGTAGCCGAATTGGTGCATGTTTACGAGGGTTTGGATAGGATTTTCTCTGCTGTCATTAATCCAATTATTAAACTCTCTATTTTCTAATTTTTTAGCCTCATCCCTGAAAGCAATCCAATCCCAAACATTAAATTCAAAATAATCCTTATTCTCTTCATACCAATCCGCCACAAACTTCTTTACTTTGACTTTCTCACGTTCAACTATTCCTTCAAGTTTTCCTTGCTCGTAACCTTCACGCCATTTTGCACGACTGAAATCTTGTTCAAATTCACCCATGATAGCTTTCAACCAAACTTCACGATCATGCAATGGCAATTCTCGTAATCTTGCTAGTATGTTCTTGACATAACGAGGCGCTTCGTCTGCATGACCTGTTTCTGGTTCGTCTAGTTGTTTCAAATCTCTTAGAACGGTTTTTAGAATAGTTTTTCCGCTAACAATACCTACAACACATTCAACCGCTTCATACTTCTTAATCAATGCCTTAATATTCATCTTCCAACTCCTCTACTTTCTGTCTTAATTCTTTATTCTTTTTCTTCAACAAATCGCGCTCCAGCGCTCTAATCCGTCTCTTGCGTGCATCGCACGGTTTCGAATACTCGATTATCTTCTCTTCGTTTTGCTCGATTGTGCGTTTCAGTCCTTCAATCTCAGCCTGTTTGTCATACTTCAACCAAACACCTCCCACTAAAACGGAAAATCATCTTCCTCAAGGGCGTATCCTGGCATTTGTTCCTCAATGTTCGAACGGTTAGCTGTATCATCACGCTTTTCAAGTCGCTCAAAACCATCTGCGACCACCTCGGTCAGATAGACCCTGCGCCCCTCCTGATTCTCATAGTTCCTTGTCTGGATGCGACCCGTCACACCGACCAGATTGCCCTTCTTGCACCATTCTGCGAACAGTTCCGCCTGCTTTCGCCACATCATACAGTTGATGAAGTCCGCCTCTCGCTCGCCATTGGCTCCCTTGAAGTTCCGATTGACCGCCAGAGTAAATGTCGCAACCGCCACATTCGACGGTGTATATTTTAATTCAGGGTCTTTTGTCAAGCGCCCCACCAACGTAACATTATTGATCATCTTTCTTCTCCTTTCTTGCTGCACGTTCCCCAACTAAGTAGCCGAGAAATAACCACAGAATAGCCATTCCAAATTCTTTAATAAGTTCAATCATTTTCTTCTCCTCCTGAAAAAGTTGCTAAGTAATAACAGTCCTTAGCACCGTAGTCGAATCGTGTTGTCCGCTTTCCGATGTGCTTCTGAAATCTTGGGTGAGTGATAGCCGAGAAAGCCCACTGATGGTCTTCCATCTGCTCAATGAGATCATCGACATTGTCAAACGTCCCAAGGAAAAACTTGCAGTGCCCGTTGTAGACGAAGTAGAGCTCTAACATCAATACCTCCTAAAATTTCATAAAAGCCATCCAGTGAGTTGTCCCACGTTGCTGACCGAAAAGCGGTTGATGCGGAACCAATTCCAAAATTTCTTTAACATTTACTTGAGCATCAGACCACTTGAAAATAAGTGTTCCCCCTGTTTTCAAGACCCTAAAACATTCTTCAAAACCTTGTTGTAAATCTAATCTCCAAGTCAACAAGTCTAGTTGTCCATATTGCGCACGCATGAATGATTTCTGACCAGCCCATAAAAGGTGTGGCGGATCAAATACAACAAGGTTAAATGTTTCATCATCAAATGGCATATCTCGAAAATCTGCAACAATATCTGGCTTAACATTGATTTTCTTTTTGTGAATTTCAAATTCTTCTTCTCGTCTATCCATGTATGTTGTGTGTGGTTCCTTTTTATCAAACCAAAACATTCGAGAGCCACAACACGCATCTAGTATTCTGATATCTTTCATCACTCCACCTCTACTGGGTAAAAGTTCCCAAAGGAACCCCTCAAAGCCTTGCCAACCTGTACGGCAGCCGCCCGAGAAACAAACCGCAAGGCTTTCTTCTCCTCTGAACATGAGATGTCCAAACCAGTCATACCAATAACAGCGGACATCAGAAAGGGCTTATCCTCTCTTGTCCCATGTCTTAAAATAAACATCAGCCACCTCCGTTCTAAAAATATTGCTTCCGCTTGTTTGTCAAATCATTGAAAACCATCAAATGGTCTTTATCTACACCCTTCATCAGTCTTGACATAAAGGGTCTGCCATATCTTTTCTGAATGTCAGCAGAAATCAAATTCGTGGTAATAATTGTATTTGAACGCTTGTTCAGGATATTGTAGAGGATGGTAAATGACCATTCGCTATCCTTTTCCATTCCCAAATCATCCAAAACCAAAAACTTGGCACTCGCAATTTTATTGACCAGAAACTCTTCCTGACTAAAATCAGCTTTAATCTTCATCAGCAAGTCAGTCACGTTGATGAAAATAGCAATCTCTTTTGTATACTCAGATAAAGCCTTCACCATAGCAAAAGCTAAGTGACTCTTGCCCGTCCCAGCTTCTCCCTGAAGTACAATATTGTTCCTAGCACCCTCAGACCACTCACGACAAATCCGCTTTGCAAAAGCTAGCTTTTCAGCTTCTTTTTCGGTTGGTGTCTCAAAATTGTCCAAAGTCGCATTTTTTAAAACCTCATCGTAAAGAGAGAACTTTTCTAGATAGTATTTCCTCTCTCGCTCATTCTCAGCGTTAGCCAGTTCATTAACCCTTGCTTGATTCTCCTCATGGATCCGCTCAGATTCACACATGCGACACACAACACTATCAGTCCTCAATATTTTTATCAAAGGAATGTTATGCTTGTCGCAGAACTCTTCTTGTTGTTCTGTATTCCTGTGATAAGATAAGGCAATTTCCTCAAACACATTATCTACCATGACAGACAACCTCCGCATTCGTACCAGCTAGCCATTTCAGACAAGCATGCAACCACTTGATGAATTGGTTGGCCTGCTAAAAGAGTTTTCTTCTCGTAGCTTAACGGATAATAGTCAATCTCGAATTGTTCAATTAATTCTAGTACCCCCATTCGTCCTTGGCCTCCTGTTCCTCTTTCTTATCCTTGCTCTTCTTTTCTGATTGACGAACCTGCTCAACAGTCGTAACATTGTTCATCTGCCAATTTCTTAAAATACCACCAATATATTTGATGTTTGGTTTTCCCGAATTAATAGCAGTCTTCAGCGCTTCCTTTACCAAATCCCCATCATTCTCATTTAGTAGATGGTTGATTTCTTCAATCTCAAACCCAGATAAGAGCCTACGAAATTCTGATTGAAAAAGTTCTAAAATATTTTCTTCACTACCACTACTAGTAGTAGTTATTCTTTTCTTACTCTTATCTTTATCTAATCTATTCTTATTCTTATCTTCTTCTAGTGCGTTACCGTCCGTTACTGTAACGTTACCTGTAACGTTACCAAGAGCAAGATTTTTCTGTTTTTTACGGTATTTGGCTACACGATTACGTGTCTGTTCCTTGATTTTCTCCATTCCATCAACGTTTTGATGTTTTTCCCAATTTGGCAGGCTAATGATTCCATCGATAATCTCAATCATCCCGAACTGTTCAAAAACTCCAATAGCCATTCTTACTGTATTCAATGGTCTACGAAAAATAGTAGCTAACATTTCATCTGTATAGTGAACCTTATCAGTCATCATCAACAAACCATTGCTGTTATGTTTTCCAGCAAGTGTCAAAATCTTGAACCATATCACTAGGATGGCATCGGGATCAGGCAAGGCGTCAATCAGACAAATCTTTTCATCGTCAAAAATATCCGTTGTGATTTTTATCCACTTGATTTCAGACATACCGAGCCCCCCACTTCCTACGATTCGCACGGTACTTCATCCGCATATCTTCATAGATGTGCATCCCCTCTAGGGCCATCTTCTCAACCTTTAACAACTTATTTTCAGAAACTACATCACGATAGTCCTTAGCTAGTCTTTCATAGTCGGCCAGGTATTCTTTGATGAGTGAAATTTTCCTGTTCTCGTCCTCTAAATATACTTCAAAATCAGACTTTTCTTCATCAGACGATATCATTTCAATATTCACTCTCTCATGCCACGACAGCCATTCAATCAATTCTTCCATTTCCTGACCTCCTCATGACAAAAGTCTGATTGCAGACTGTTTAGGTTCTGGTAAGCCTAACGGCTCTGGACGCAAACCAACAGGCGGTTCGTTATCGTATGTGAAACCAGGAAATTCTCTTCGAATATTCTTGCGAATTTCTTGCCATTTGTCCTCTCTACCACGTTCGTAAGCATGGTTGTACCCTTGGATAATCATAGACGCAAATTCTTGCTCTTCTCGTCTTTCTTTTTCCTTACGCTCCTCTTGCAATTTGATATGACGGCAAAGCCCTGCAAATCCAATCAGCAAAGCTCCAACACCCATCAACTGGTCTAAAATCGGTGGTTCAAACATTTTTATCTCCTTATGCTCTTAATTTTCGTACTTCTTTTTCTAATTCCAAAATCTCATAAACATCATTGACATCATACATAATATCTTTCCCTTGCTTACGAAATCTTAAGCCTTTTCGTTCTAACTTCTTAACATAGGCATGATTAAAGCCGAACTTCTTCATCAAAGCTTGTTGATTGATTGGCATGCGATCATTCTCTAACTGCTCCTTGACCTGCTTTTCAGCAAAGGCCAGTAATTGGTTTGTGAATAATTCAGCACTTTCGCCGTCCAATCGTAATTGTAACGTGATACCTTCCATTTTCTACATCCTCTCAACTATGCGGGCAAGCATTTTTGTGATATAATGGTTTTAATAATTTAAGTGTGCGCCTGATTTCCGTCAGGCTTTTTTTGCGTTGTTGTCAAACTGTTTTACTTTCCATAGCTCTGAGTTCAATCTCATGGCTGACTTGTTTCAATAGCTTCTCACACGCTATTTTAGCTTCTCTGTACGTTGTAGATTCACTGATGAAGTAATCAGCAAGTTCGATAATTTTATTTTCCATTCAACCTCCTATATCAGTCTCAAGACTGATGTAATATCCTCCTAAATTGCTATAATAATCTTGACTAGGACCTCTCACCGTTTTAGTCAAAATTCAAATAGAAAGGAGGAGATTTAATGACACTATCTGACAAAGAAATCGCTTTAGAACTTACAAAAATTACCGTCGAACACTTTAATACTCGAGTTGCACATAGTGTTCCAAAGTCTGGATTAACAGAAGAAGCCATTGAACAATTCTACAAGCGATTCTATGAAACTGTTACGAATTTAAAAGGTGATCATCCAGAATCGTAACATCTATTTGGAGCACATCTTCTGGATGTGCTTCTTTAATGCGAGCTATTTTTTCAATAGCTTCATCTACAGACGTACTTCTTAAAGAGATATTCAGTTTTGCCATCCCTTCTGTCTTCCTTTCTATTTTTCTGTCTATCTTTCTGCTATAATTAAATCCGAAATTGATAGGCTTTTTTTGTAAACGCTCAAGAAAACTAGTATTTCTTGAGAAACTTTGCACCAACTTTGGGTCTGCCTTTACAAAGGTGGACTCTTTTTTTCTACTATACGGATATCGTCTTGGTCTCATTTTCTTTCCTCTTACGCTTGGCTAAAGGCGTTCAGCTCCATAATCTTCATCTTGGTATTGGTGCTTGGCTCCCACGTCATCCAGTAAGCAAGAGCAGCTTCTGCAAATTTTTTCGGTAGCAAGTCATAGCGACTGATATTAAAGTGGTCTTTGAAATCAATCTCAGCTTGTCTAAAGACTGACTGAGCGAAAGTCTTATCCGCATAAGCTGGACTATC